CTTTGGATTTGGATGTTAAATTTTGTGATAATGGTCTTAAATGTTCTTATCGTATGGAACATCATGAATTATGTTGTAAAGCTTTGGATTTGGATGTTAAATTTTGTGATAATGGTTTAATTTGTAAATATTGTTGTTGCATTGATACGCAAAAGCATATTGATATTGATGATGATATTGAAAGTGAAGATAGTGATAATGATGATGAATTTGATTTGAGTCGAATTAATGCTGAGGAGATAATTACTGGTCAAATATTTAATTCTTCTTTTTATAAATTTTTAATGCAATTATTGGTTAAGGATAATAAAAATATACCTGATGTAATTATTGCATTGAATACTCGTACAGTTAATCGGTTGCGAAAGTTTTTGAAATTTAATAATATTGATAAACAGGTTTATAAATTTCCTAGTAGAGAATGTTATAATCGTAAAGCTTTATATATTGGTCCTAAATATGGTTGGAGTGGTATTAGTGATGCTATTGATCAATGTTATGAGGGTATTTGTAAAGGTCGTAGGTATATTATACAAGATGTTGATTTAGTACAGTCTAATCAGTTGACTGATATAGCTTTAGGTGTTATAACTAAAATGAATCAACAAAATGTTATTCATTCTTCAATTAATACACATTATATGCAATTGGATGAAATTAAAGATGGTAATGTTATTATTGGTCGTTCAATTGCTCCACCTATTATTTCTGATTCTTTGGCTTTTTGTCGTGATACTGTAGATCAAATTTTTCCTGGTGTCGCTATTGAAAATAAATCTTATGATATTAATTTAGCCGAGATGGCTGATGTGGAATATGATATTGATTGTGTTAAATTTGAAATTAATAGGGCTAAAATGAAACCTATTGCTTCTAAACAGTTTTATAAAAGTAAGTTGCATACTGGTATTTGTCCACCAAAAATACAACATCAAAAGACATTGTTGCATTCGGTTGCAGCAAGGAATTTAAATGTTGCAAATATTGCTGTGCCTCAACATAAAGAAACTATTATTTCTGATGTTATGGATAGTTTCTTAAATAAATTTTGTCATGCTGGTGCTAGACAATTATTGGATTATTATATTTTACCTCAGAATCATATTATTATTAATAAAAATAATTTAGAAGAGTGGGTTGGTAATCAAGAACCTGAGAAATTACGTTATTTGTTGCAAACTAAACAGTCATTATGTGCTTCAAGACATGTATTACAAAAAATGAATTTAATGATTAAAGCAGATGGTAAAGTAGATACTACTGGGAAAAATTTTTGTGAAATATTACCTTCACAGACTGTAGTTTATTCAGATCGTGAAGTTAACGTAAATTGGAGTCCTTTATTTATAGAATTACGAGCAAGATTTTTATCATTACTTAAACCTAATATTATGATTAATATGAAGAAGAATAGACAGGATATACAAAATTTTCTTAATACTTACGATTCTGTTGAAGAAGTTTATAATTATGTTGAAAATGATTTTTCTAAATATGACAAATCGCAACAAGATATGGCATTAAGTTTAGAATGGGCTTTATATCAGATGTTAGGGATGGATCCTGTAGATCATGATACTTGGGTTGAAGGTTGTAGGTTTGCTAAAGTACGTAGTATTATAGTTGGTATTACTTTTTATATGTTTTTTCAAAGAAGAAGTGGTGGAGTTACTACTGCTATAGGTAATACTATAGTTTGTGTATTGGTTGTTGCTTTTGCTTATAAAGGAGTTGTTCATATAGTTTATGCTATATTTCTTGGTGATGATTCAATTATTTGTGTTAATGAAACTATTGATTGTGCTGAAGTTAGTCATATAATGTCTAGTATATTTAATTTAAG